TGTGACGGTGTTGTTGGTATAAGTGATAGTTTGGAAAACTCTACACAGAAACGTTGTGTTTTGGCAGAAGAGATGGGACATCATCATACTTCTAATGGAAATATATTAACTATGAGTTCTGCATCCAACCGCCAACAAGAGCATAGAGCAAGGATTTGGGGATACAACAAGCTGATTGGACTTAGAGGATTAATTGATGCCTTTGAACACCACTGCCAAAATATGTACGATATTGCAGATTATCTAAATATTACAACTGATTATTTAAAAGAAGCTATTCGCACTTACCAAAACAAATATGGCAATTATGTTGAGTTAGACAATTACATTATACAGTTCAACTACCCT